CTCATGGCGGCGCTGATCGCTAACAGCCAAACCGCTTCTGGCGGTGTGTCTTCAGTATCAGTCCCCGTCCAGGGTTCCCAATTTGTAAACGCTCAGTGGTCTGACTACTCGGGTTCGTTTGCACAACCTTCTGTTCAGCAGGGTGCATACCAGGCTGAATTTAACCTCAAGTTGCTTGTTTCCCCCGTTCCGTTCCTCGGAATGGAAGGTGCAGTGCAGCAAGACTACGCGATCATTCCTCTCATTGAGGCACGCATGAACGATGCGACTAACGTGATGATGGATTCGATGGCAACTGCTTTGTACACCAATACCAGCAATCAGCAGCAGTTTATTGGACTGCCTGCAGCGATTGACGATGGCACGGGTACTGCAACCTACGGAAACATCAACCGTACTACTGAAACCTGGTGGAAATCCAAGCAGTACGCTGCTGGTTCTGTAAACCCCACCCGTCAGAACGTCCTTCAGTACATCTCCGGCACCGTGAAGAACGGCGCTGAAGTGCCTACTTTTGGTGTCTGCGGATTTGGTACATGGACCCTTCTGGCTCAAGACTATGTGGGTCAAGAGAACTACATGATTACCCCAGGATCGGGTTTTGACGGTGATGCCAATGGCCCTCAGGCTGCTTTCCGCGCCCTGATGGTTGCTGGTGTGCCCATCTATCAAGACCCCTACTGCCCAGAAGGTACTATGTACTTCCTGAACAGCAACTACATGTCGCTCTACATCCATGAACAAGCATCGTTTGCGTTCACTGGGTTTGAGTCCACCCTGCCGAACTTCCAAATTGGTTATGTTGGTGCCGTGCTGATGATTGCTGAACTCGTCAACACCAAACCGAAAGCCATGACGAAAATTACCGGCTACAACTCACTTAGCCTGTAAGGAGGAATCATGTCATTAGCAACTAACAAAATCCTTCTCGCTGACGCTAACGCAAACACCGCTGGTGCGTATTTTCAGGCCGAGACTATTGCTGTTGCCAACGCCTCTTCTACCGTGTTGGACGCCGGTGCATATTATGTGTACCCAACCTCTAACGTGGTAATTCAGGTGAACAACTCTTCGGCTGGCAATGCGTTTGCTAACGTGTACGCTGCTAACGCTGGCGGGTTGGTTATTTCTGACGGTACTAACGTGCGCCTTAATAACTTTGGTGGCGCAGGCAACATTAACGTCTCCGTGGTGGCTGTAAACGGCGGCGAGGCTGCTGGCGAAACCTACGCATAAGGAGAGATCATGGACGCTAACAGTGTAGGTACCCAGTTACCCAATAGGTTTGGACAAATCCTGTTGGGGCAATTGATTAGCGCCGACATGAACTCCACTGCGGATCAGCAGATCGTTATTTTCTCTGCGCCTGCCAAGTACATCATTCGCCGGATTGTGGCTACAAATGCCTCTATCAGCCTTACAACGGCTGTTGGGGGCATTTATCCACAGGTCAGCAAGGGTGGAACGGCGATTGTCGCAGCAGGACAGGCATACAGTGGCTTGACTGCATCGGGCAAGTTTATTGACTTGACTATTGCATCTGGCTATACCTCTGGCGGTGATGTTCTTACTGCCAAAAATATTTTCCTGTCTTTAACGACGCCCCAAGGTGCAGCGGCTACCGCTGATGTTTATGTTTTTGGTGACATTGTGACGCTATGACCATTATCTTTGTACGCAACAACGGTGACAATCCTTTGGTAGACGCCTTTGATGGCGTCACTTATGACTTTGCCTGTGACAAAGAAGTGGAAGTACCCGAGATTGCTGCAAAGCATATATTTGGTTATGGCGATGACAATAAAGAGCCGTATCTTGTAAGGCTTGGCTGGATGAAGATGAATACAGACTATCCTCTAGCAATGGAGCGTTTGGCGACGTTTTCATTTAGCCGTGAGTCTTCTAAACCCGTCCACGTGTCAGCCCCCGTGGTGGAGCGAGTAGCCGCACCCATGCCAAAAGCACGGGTTGCGGCGAAAGTGCCATCCTCAACAGATGATTAAGAATGGCAACAACTCTATCGGGTTACATTACAGAAACCCGTCGATTGCTGCATGACGTTAACGCAAATTTCTGGACCAATTCGGAGTTAACGGACTACATCAACGACGGACGAAACACCCTGGTGCGAGACAGTGGGTGTAATCGCGTTCTTCAGTCTTATACTGCTCCATACAATGTTGAGACGATTGACTTTTCAGCGTTGCCGCAAGGTGTAAAAACAATTGATATTCTTAACATCAATTTGTATTGGGGCAACTCTCGGGTTCCCCTTATGTATTTTCCTTGGACAAACTTCAACGCTCAGTTGAGGTACTGGCAGAACTACACTGGGCGACCAGCGGCGTTCTCTATGTATGGTCCTAAAAAAATATTTATTGGCCCTAAACCGGATCAAGCCTATGTAATGGAACTTGACACAGTTGTTGAGGTTGACCCAATGGTCAATGGTGCAGACGTAGAGACTCTACCTACCCCCTTTACTGAGGCAGTGCCGTTCTATGCGGCTTACATTGCCAAGTACCAAGAGCAGTCTTATGGCGAGGCTGAGATATTCAAGCAAGAATATACCAAGCATGTCATGGAAGCCCTCAATGGAACCTTTACTCGCAGGCTACCAACACCTTACATATCGGGGTACTAAATGGCTGCCGTTGAGCAAAAGAAACAGTACGCCGTTGTCAAGGACTTCAAAGGTGTAAACACCAAGAATAGCCGCACGGTTATTGAAAACGGTGAGTTTGCTTGGCTTGAGAACGCGCAGCCCATAGGTTTTGGCAACCTACGCATCGTAGAGGGCAATGAGTTGGTCAATGCCAACGCCTTTACTGCTAATGTGACCTACATGGGGTCGGTCAACATCCAGAACAATGAGTACGTCTTGGGCTTCCAAGACGATGGCTCGGCCCAGTACGTCAACATCACAACTGGCGGATTAGGCAACATAGCCAATGCAGGCACTTTCTCCAACACTGGCGTAGCCATTACCCAGTGGAAAAATGAGCGTGCCCTAATTATTGACCCCAACAACGGGTACAAGACCTGGGATGGGGTGGATTTGCATGACATTGGCTCGGTCAATAGCGTAACCATCGTCAACGGTGGTGCCACCTATGTGGTGTCTAACACTACGGTAAGTTTCAGCGCCCCTGACCAAGCCAACGGAGTCCAGGCCACGGGTGAGGCGGTGATTGTTGCCAATGCAGTCTCAGAGATCATTGTGACTGAGGCTGGCACTGGCTACACCAGTGCGCCTACGGTGACAATTACAGGCGGTGATAGCAATGCCAACGCCACCTGCACGATTCTCGACCAAAATGGCACCGACATAGCCACCTTTTCTGGGCGCACTTGGATTGCCTCAGACCGCACTGTGTTCTACACGGCAGCAGATACCTACAATGACTTTATCAACGTCTCTGCTGGGTTCATAACCATCTCAGACTCAACTCTAAGAACGAACATAACCCGCATCTTGTCAGCCAATAACTTCTTGTATGTGTTTGGTGAGGACTCTATTAACGTGTTCTCAGATGTGCGTATTGACCCCAATACCGGGGTGACGCTCTTTACCAACACCAACGTCTCTGCCTCGGTGGGTTCTAACCTCAGAAACGCCATCTTCCCGTACTTCCGGTCCATTCTGTTTATGAACGAATACGGGGTCTACGCTCTGGTAGGTGCTACCACGACCAAGATCAGTGACCCTTTGGACGGGGTTTTTCCGCTGATTGATTTTACAGAGCCTATCTCTGGGGGCCAGTGCCTCATTAACAACATCTTGTGCGCTGTGTACAACTTCAAGTACAACGATGCGGGGACGATGCGCTGGATTCAGGCTGCCTTTTTTGAGCGCAAGTGGTTTTTTACCAACCAACTGACGGATGCCTACTTTGTGGTGCCTGCGGTCAAAAGTGGCTTTTTGAACCTCTATGGCAGCACTGGAAACGACTTGTACCAGTTCTACGAGGATGGAGACAACCCTGTGGCTGTAGAGATTGTCACAGCCTTGTTACCCATGGGTGATCCAATACGGGATAAGCAGGCATTGAAGATAGGCATTGAGGCTACTCTGGGCACCGATCCAACGATTCTGCAGGCTACGGTGGACTCGGAAAACCAGGTTTCTCCTCCCATCACCTTCCAAAACTCTATCCTTTGGACTAACAATTCTTTGCAAAACGTGGACTGGACCAACACGCTAGGCAACATCCTATCTTGGATTACGGTACAAAGCGGTGGCGCTGGTTACTTCCTCTACAAGTCAGATGCAAAAATGTATGGAAAGTACCTTGGAATGACTATCACAAGTACATCTACCCCATTTACAATCAATGGATTAGAGTTTGAACACGAACTAAGAGCGAGGTTCTAATATGGCATTTCCTGTAAACATACCTAACACCTTTGCCAATGCAACAACGTCTATACCGCTTGCAAACCTAGATGCCAACTTTACGACCATCTACTCAGCGGTCAACGGAATCAACAATGGCTCAGAATCGTTAGCCAATGTTCAAATTGTTGGTGGTCTTATCTCCAATGTCACATTGGACAACGTTACCGTCACGGTAGAAACCTTCTCCAACATTACGTTGATAGATGTAACCATAACCAGTGGAAACGCATCGTTCACAACAGCCAATGTAAGTAGCATTGATGTTAATGGCGGCACTATTGACAACACTGTAATTGGCGGGGCAAACGCTGCTGCTGGATCGTTTACAACTATCACTGCAAGCGGAGATGGCACGTTTAACGGCACTGGTCAGGTAAAGCTGCCTGTTGGAACCACGGCTCAACGCTCTGGAAGCCCTGCTGCTGGCATGTTTCGTTTTAATGATGATACGGATTCTTTTGAGGGATACAATGGCACTGCCTGGGGATCGGTCGGTGGTGGTGCTACTGGCGGCGGGTCTGACGCTGTATTCTTTGAGAACGACCAGGTGGTGACTGCAAACTACACAATTCCTGCAACTAAAAACGCCATGGCAACAGGGCCAATCTCGATTAATTCGGGGGTGACTGTGACTGTGTCTACTGGCGCAAGATGGGTGGTGATCTAACATGGCTATTACTTTAGACGGAACCAATGGTATTAACAGTAGCGGTGTCATAGTCGCACCCGATGGCTCTGCTTCTACTCCAGTCATTCGTGGCTCGGATACCAACACGGGCATCTTCTTCCCTGCCGCTGACACTATTGCGTTTGCTGAAGGTGGTGCAG